AACCACATTGGTCAAGACACTCGTCGTGGTAAAGGTAACTTCATCGTCTGTTCTTCAGACGTTGCCTCAGCTCTGGCAATGGCTGGTGTTCTGGATTATGCTCCAGCCCTCAACAGCAACGCATTGAACGTTGACGACACAGGCAACACATTTGCTGGTGTTCTAAACGGTCGCTTGAAGGTGTACATTGACCCATATGCTGCAACCAACTATATGGTTGTTGGTTATAAGGGTACATCACCATTCGATGCTGGCTTGTTCTACTGCCCATACGTTCCACTCCAGATGGTTCGTGCCGTCGATCCAGACACCTTCCAGCCAAAAATTGGCTTCAAGACACGTTATGGTATGGCACCAAACCCATTTGCGAAGGGTACAACTGCTGCAGATGCAACAGCTACAATCGAGCAAGATGTAAACAAGTACTACCGTCGCGTGCTTGTCAGCAACCTCATGTAATAAAAACAACAAGGGTTGTACTAAGAGGGGAGCAGAAATGCTCCCCTTTTTTTATGCCTAAATAATAGTATGCCAACAAATGTAACAAACATCCCTGAGAGTAAAAACTTTTTATCCCCACTTGGGTTTAAGTTTTCACTCAACCGTGCCCCAAACCTATCATACAATGTACAACGAACAATGCTGCCTGGGGTCAATTTGGACTTTAGCACAGTGCCAACCCCATTCTCAACTATTCCTCTAAATAGTAGACTGGATTATAATCAATTGATGGTGTCATTCAAAGTCGATGAAGACTTGAAAAATTATCTAGAAATTTACAACTGGATGGTTGAACTCGGTGCGCCAGAGTCATTCACCCAATACAACAATCAAGCACTGAAACTAGATGCAAATCTTATTGTTATGACCAGTGCTATGCGTCCGAATATTACTATCGATTTTTTCAACATCTTCCCAACATCACTGAGTGACATTGACTTTCTTACAACTGATACAGATGTTAACTATGTTGAAGCAAGCGCCACATTCAGGTACCAACGTTACAATATCGCTGTTCTCTAGTATTTCCCCTTACAGGAGTAATTATAGTGGGGCATTTAAATGAAGTCAATATGGGTTACCTAAAACATTTAATGAGAGCGTGGCGACTTGCATTTATCCTATTGATCCATGGAATATTTCCAGAAATTTGGAAAACTAAAGCAAGCGATGAAATTTGCAACAAAAGTGATGCAACCAGAAGGTACTTGTTGGAAAAACATTATAACATAAAAGACTTGACTTTATAAAAATTCTATAGTAGAATTATTATGTGCGAGGTGATATATGAAATTAGAAGACATACAAACATTTTGGGAAAAAGACAGTCAAGTTGACCGAACTGAACTCGGGGAGGAAGCATTAAAGATTCCCCAGTTGCATAGTAAATACTTTAAGATTTACTCACAAGAACGTTTAACTCTCCGCAAACTTGAAGCGGATATGAAACAGTTGAAACTTTCCAAGTATGAATTTTACACACAGGGACCAACCAAGGAAACTCAAGACTTGGGCTGGCAACTTCCCCCAATTGGTAAAATTCTCAAGTCCGATGTAAATTCCTATATAGAAGGTGACAAGGATATTATCCACCTGTCACTTAAAATTGGTATGCAACAGGAAAAAGTTGACTTTGTAGATTCCATTATCCGCTCACTCAACAATAGAGGCTACAATATCAAGGCTGCTATTGACTGGGAAAGATTCAAAGTTGGTGCTTGATGGAGCCACTAAAGCGTAAATGGGAAAGTTTGACCAAGTTTCTCGAGCAAGACTTAAAGTTACGAGAAAATATTGTATCATTCAACGGTCATACAATTGTAACAGACAACGCTGTGTATACTATGATCTACAGTGTAGTTTACCGTTTTGAAAAAAAGAATAAGAAAAAATTTATACGTGGAAACAATAAAAGTAGAAAAAGTTAATGAAGTATACTTGAAGGTATACTGCGAGGCTGGCACCGCTGCTGAGATAAGCGAGTATTTTACATTTGAAGTGCCAGGAGCCAAGTTTATGCCCGCATATCGTAACCGTATGTGGGATGGTAAAATACGACTTTTCAATCAACTCACGAGAACTTTATATTGCGGATTGATCCATCACCTTGAACGTTTCTGTAAAGAACGTGACTACGAATTAGAACAACCAGATGATTTCTATGCTGATGAGTTTTCACTGAAAGAGGCGCAGGAGTTCGTCAAGGAACTCAACCCAACTATGGAGCCTCGCGACTACCAAATGGATGCATTTGTGTATGCGGTCAGAAATAGAAGAGCAGTTATGCTTTCTCCAACTGCCTCGGGTAAATCATTTATCATTTACCTTCTCGCGCGATGGTTTAATTTGAAAACGTTGGTAGTTGTCCCAACCACCTCACTTGTACACCAAATGGCTTCTGACTTTAAGTCATATGGGTATGACACTGATATACACAAAATTACAGCAGGTGTGGATAAGAAAACAGACTTGCCAATCGTTATAACAACTTGGCAGTCCATATACAAAATGCCAAAACAATGGTTTTCACAGTTTGGTGTTGTAATCGGCGACGAAGCCCACCTGTTCAAAGCCAAGTCATTGTCATCAATTATGGAAAAGATGATTGACTGTAAATACCGTTTTGGGTTTACTGGAACGCTGGATGGGACTCAAACTCATAAACTAGTCCTTGAAGGTTTGTTTGGCGCGGTAAGGAAAGTTATATCAACTGCTGAACTTATAGAACAAAAACACCTATCAAACTTCAAAATCAAATGTGTCATATTGAAATACCCTGATGCAGTTTGTCAGGCGATGAAGAATGCGACCTATCAAGACGAAATGGATTTTTTAGTCCGTAACGATAACAGAAACAAATTCATAAAGAATTTATGCCTATCACTAGAAGGTAACACCCTTCTGTTGTTTCAGTTTGTTGATAAACATGGACAAATACTATATGACATGATCAAAGATAATAACATCCCAACCTTTTTCGTCCATGGTGGCGTTGAGGGTGTTGAACGCGATGAAATAAGAAAGATTGTTGATGGCGAGTCCAAGTCAATCATCATAGCCTCATATGGCACGTTTTCAACAGGAATAAATATACGTAACCTTCATAATATTATATTCGCCAGCCCATCAAAATCTAAAATAAGAAACTTACAGTCTATTGGGCGTGGTTTGAGAAAAAGTGAGACAAAAGATCAGGCGATGTTGTATGATATTGCAGATGACCTAACTTGGAAATCTAGAAAAAATCATACAATCGGACACTTTGTAGAGCGATGTAAAATATACGATGAAGAAAAATTTGAATACAAAATTTACACCACGAGGCTCAAAGTATGATCAAAATATTAAAGTTAGTTAGCGGTGAAACCATTATTGGAGAACTGGAAGCGGATAGCGTTGATCCAGCAGTTGTTCATGACCCAATGGTTATCGAAGTTTACCGAGACAATGACTACGAAACCCAGTTGAAACTTCACAGTGCCACCAGTTTATCAATTGCGGATTATCTTGTTTTTGAAAAGAAACACATATTGACTTATTATCAGCCTCAAGATATACTAGTTGAATACTACAATGAAGTTCGTCCATTTGGCAAAGAAGATAAGAAACTTGCCGAACAAAAGATAGGCGATGCTCTTCACGACTTGATTGACACTGAGCGTGAAAAGGAAGAGTTTATCGAAAAACTCAACAAATTGTTTTTAACACAGGGCGTTGCGAATACAAACATACACTGAAGGATTTATTATGAAGTCGAATCATTATGTTGACAACAAGAAACTTTATGCAGAAATGCTAAAGCATATTGCAAGGGTCAACGAAGCGAAAGAAAAAGGTGAACCAAAGCCACGCATCCCTGAGTATATCGGGTACTGCATCTTTCAAATTGCCACACGTTTGGCAACCAAGCCAAACTTTGCTGGGTACACTTACAAAGACGAAATGATCAGTGATGGTGTTGAGAACTGCTTAACCTACCTCCACAATTTCGACCCAGATAAGTCAAGCAACCCTTTTGCTTATTTCACACAAATTATATACTATGCATTCTTGCGTCGTATTTCTAAAGAAAAGAAACAGTCTTACATCAAGCATAAGAGTCTTGAACACGCACTTGTGAATAACAACCTTGTTGACATGTCGAGTGAAGAACTGGCTCACTTTGATGCTTTGTTACTCAATACAAGCGACAATATCAATGATATGATAGAAAAGTTTGAGTCAAAGATCGAAAAGAAAAAGAAGCGCAAGGGTATTGAAAAGTTTATTGATGAGGAGGATTCTAATGCGGATAGCCTTGATAACTGATACACACTGGGGCGCACGAGGCGATAGTCAAGCATTTGCAGATTTCTTTAACAAGTTCTACTACGATTTTTTCTTTCCGTATTTAAAAGAAAACAACATCACACAAATCATTCACTTGGGCGATATTGTAGACCGCCGCAAGTATATCAACTATTTGACCGCAAAAAACTTGCGGAAGTTTGTTGGTCATTGTGACACGTCAGGGATAAAACTTGACGTTTTGATCGGCAACCATGACACTTCATTTAAGAATACAAATGAAGTTAACTCAATGAATGAGTTGTTTGAGCATAGTTCATATGATGTTTCTTATTATTCAAGCCCAACCACTAAAGAGTTTGATGGCTTGAAAATCGCATTGTTGCCTTGGGTTTGCTCGGGTAACTATGACGAGTCAATGAAGTTTGTCAATGAAACCGATGCCCAAATCCTTTTTGGTCACCTAGAGATTCAAGGATTTGAAATGTACCGTGGCTCATTCAATGACCATGGGTTTGATGCCAAACAGTTTGATAAATTCGATATGGTTTTGTCTGGTCACTTCCATCATAAGTCAAGCAGGGGTAATATTCACTACCTTGGCGCTCCTTATGAAATGACTTGGTCAGACTATAATGACCCGCGTGGCTTTCATATTTTTGACACTGATACACGTGAGTTGTTGTTTATCGAAAATCCATACAAAATGTTCAGCAAAATTCACTATGATGACGCTGGAAAAACGATGGATGAAGTGCTTCTGTTTGACCCAGCGCCCTACAAAAATCAATATGTCAAAGTCATCATTCACTCTAAAGAAAATCCTCTTTGGTTTGATATGTTTATTGACAAACTTGAGAAAACAGGGGTGTCAGACTTACAGGTGCTTGATGACCACTTGAACCTGAATCTTGAAGATGACGGTGACATCATCAATGAGGCTGAGGACACGCTGACCATATTGCGCAAAGTGGTTGATGGTATGGATACCAGTATTGATAAGAAAAAACTTGACATTTTTCTTCAGAACCTTTATACTGAAGCCTTGTCCATAGAGTAACACTATGATACTATTCAAAACGATCCGTTGGCAGAATTTTCTGTCAACGGGCAACCAATTTACCGAGATAAAACTCAACAGGTCTAAATCAACACTTGTGGTTGGTGAGAATGGGGCTGGTAAGTCTACCATGCTTGACGCTTTGTCATTTGCTCTTTACGGTAAACCATTCCGCAATATCAACAAGCCGCAACTTGTAAACTCTATCACGCAAAAGAATTGTTTGGTTGAGTGTGAGTTTAGCATTGGTAGTAAGGAGTATAAAATCCGAAGGGGTCAACGCCCAGAGGTGTTTGAGATTTATTGCAATGGTGGGCTGATAAACCAGAGTCCAAACATCAAGGAGTATCAAGAACTACTTGAGACAAGTATTTTGAAAATGAATCATAAGTCATTTGGACAAATTGTTGTGCTCGGCTCGGCAAACTTCATTCCGTTTATGCAGTTGCCTGCTCATACAAGACGTGAGGTGATTGAAGACCTTCTTGATATTCAAATCTTTTCAGTCATGAATAGTTTGCTGAAAGAAAAAGTTGTTGCAAACAAAAACGAAATCTTGAACTCTGAACATGAGATTGATTTGATCGAAAACAAGATCGAGATGCAAGAAAAGAATATCAAGTCACTCAAACTTAACAATGAGGAGTTGATAGGTCAAAAGCAAGAACTCATTGATGTCACTAAAGTGAAAATCAGTGAGGCAAACGTAGTTGTTGCCAACGTTTCTGCTCAAATTAATACTTTGAAGCAAACCATCGCAGACAAAACGAAAGTCGAAACCAAGAAACAAAAAGTTCTTGAATTAGAAAAGAAACTTGAGGATAGAATTCGCGCGATCAGGAAGGAAGTTAAATTTTTCGAGGAAAACGACAACTGCCCTACTTGTAAGCAGGGTATTCATGAGGAGTTCAAGTGCGAAAAACTCAACTCCCGTAATGAACAACTAACCCAAGTCAATGGGGGCTTGACAGAATTATCGAAAGAGTTTACAATTCTAGAATCAAGGTTGGCTGAGATTTCATCTGTCAATTCTGAAATTGAGAAATTGAATCGTGAAATCACTGAGAACAATAACAAGATATCCTCTTGGAATGAGTCAATCAGTACGTTAAACGATGAAATTGAAAAGATCAGAAACAACACGAAGGTTATTGACGCCAACAACATTGAGGTCGAGAAGTTACAAAGTGAGTTGAAGGGAAAGATTACAGCACTTGAAGGTCTACATCAAGAAAAGAAAATTCAAGATGTAGCATCAGTGTTGTTGAAAGATTCGGGTATCAAAACGAAAATCATTCGTCAGTATGTTCCAATCATGAACAAACTGATCAACAAGTACCTAGCCTCAATGGATTTCTTTGTACAGTTTGAGTTGAATGAAAACTTCAAAGAAACGATCAAGTCGCGTTTTCGCGATGAATTTTCTTATGACTCATTCAGTGAAGGTGAGAAAATGCGAATTGACTTGTCACTGTTATTCACTTGGCGGTCAATTGCTAAAATGCGTAACTCCGCATCAACAAACTTGTTGATTATGGATGAGGTGTTTGATAGTTCACTTGATGCTACGGGAACAGATGAGTTTCTGAAAATTTTGGAGAGCCTGACAGCCGATACAAACGTGTTCATCATCAGCCATAAGGGTGATCAGTTGTATGACAAGTTTCATTCGGTTATTAAGTTTGTGAAGCATCAGAATTTTTCGAGGATGGTATGATATTAAAGTTGTTGGAATGTGACAGTCCGATCCTCCGTCAAGAGATGGAGTTGTTTGATTTTGCAAACCCACCTACAAACCCAGTTGAGTTGTATAACAACCTTGCTGAGACTATGATTGAGTATCATGGGCTTGGGTTGAGTGCTAACCAAGTAGGTTTACCTTACCGTGCGTTTGTATTGCGTGCTGAAGAAGTCATTGGTTGTTTTAATCCTAAGATTGTAGACTATTCATCAGAAACTATTTTAATGGAAGAGGGTTGCTTGTCCAATCCTGGTCTGTTTGTTAAAATCAAAAGACCAAAGAAAATTAAAACAAGGTATACGCTCCCCAACGGTGAGACCGTCACAAAGGTGTTTGATGGTATCACCGCAAGATGTTTTCAACATGAACTTGACCA